TTAAGGCATATATTAATTGTAAGTTTACGCCAGCGAATAACTGACTTGCGGAAGAAAGTCCTGTGTATGGCGAAGGTAGAATAAAGCCACTTGTACTATATGTAGAGGTATCGGATGTTTTAAATATAGATAATTTTTCATCTATATTTAATTGTCTATCAGAATAATCTAAATCAACTTGAGACACACGTAATTGCTGATTCATGTCTTCAGCATATTTTTCAAATATTTCTAATTGAACTTGACCTCCTATTTTATTAAACTCAACAGGTGTCATATAACCTCTCTGTTCTTTATTAAGTATTAATAAAACGGTTTGATATACAGTGTTTACGTTTATTGCCATTTTAGTATTTTAGTTAATAATGATGGGCCACGTGAGTGACCCTTCACTATATTATAGTCACACGTTAATGTAACTTTTTCTCAATTGTTTTAAAAACTTCTACACCTTCATCAGTTTTAAACCATGCGGCCATTGCAGCATAAGGATTTTCATCAAATGGTATAGTCATTAGTTTTCTATCGTTAGACCCCCAATGGAACGTTCTTTGATCTTGTGATAATTTTATTATCATTTGTTCCGTAGCTTTAATTGCTACATTTCTTAGTCCAACATTATCATCAGCAGCAATTGCCATAAATCCATTTGGATTTCTTTTAGCCATAAGAAGTAAATCTCTTTTTATTTCTTTTGACGACATTTCTGCTACAGCAGATCCTTTTTCAACTCGAAGTACAGCTTCAGCATGATCAATATCCATTCCTTTAGCAGCTATTAACGCATCTATTTCTTCGTTAATATCTTCTAATTCGTTTGTGGCTATTTCTTTAGTATCATACTCTTTAAATATTATTTCTTTTTTAGGATGAGCTTCTAAAAACTTTTGTAGGTTTTGCATTTCAGGCTGTACACTTAGTGCACCTTCTTCAAATACAACATGACCTAATGTTACTTCTCCTTTTTGTTCATCAACAAATGGAGAGTTTTGGTTAGTTGCATAGCGTAATTCTCTTTGTGTATTAGTTTCTTTATCATAAGATAATAAAGGATACTGAGCACTATGTCTTGTTTGTAATGTGTACGTTAATGGATGTACATCGTTTAATAACACATAAATTCTGTGTTTAATCTCCCATTTAGGGGCTAGTTCTTTTGTTTTTGACATGATATAATATAATATAATTAATAAAAAAAAAGAATATCCCTGCCAATAAGACAGGGATAAACTTTAAAGTAATCTTAAGCTTGGAACAATACGAAATTGTTAGCAGCTTGAGTAACAAGACATCTTTCAGATAAGAAATGAACTTGCATTGCATCTAAAGCAGAGTTGTAAACACCTCCGACAGATCCAGTGATCCATGACTTGTAACGTCTGTCATCAGCTTGTGATGATCTATATCTAACGTGCAAGAATGGTCTTCTAATGTTTGTACCTAACATTTGGTCATAAACAGTTGAAGTTCCAGCAGGTATTAATACTCCATCAATTCCAGCAACTTGAACAGCACCTCTTGTAGAAGCATCGTTTAAGTATTTCCAGCTAGTTTTGTAGAAGTCATAAGAACCTCTTCTAAATCCAGAGAAACCTAAGTTAAGTGCCATTTGCTCAGAGTTTTCAAATAAACCGTAAGCAGTACCACCAGCTATACCACCAGAGATTTGAGATAACATATCGTCAAAAGCAAGATCAGTAGTCCTGTTTAAGAATAACATGTTTTCTTCAATAGCTCCTTGAGTATCAAGGTTTTTAAGTATTTGATCGAAATCACTAATACCAGTACCAGCAGAGAATCCAGACATTATGTTTCCTCTTGTTTGGATAGCTTGGAATAAACCTTGCGTTCCATGAGCAGCAGTAGCAGCATTAAATCCAGTAGCTGCAATATTTCCAGCAGCAGCTTGAACGCTAAATCCACCAGCAGCAGCAGCTAATTCACCTTCAATCATTGCCATTTCTAAGTAGTCATCAAATCTTAATCTTGTTTCAGACTCAGATTTTAGATACCATAAGTATCCTGATGTACCATCTTCAGTAGCAACTTCAACCCATCCAATCTGTGCAGTGTCAGAACCATTAATTTGGTATCTGTCTTTTATAATAATTGGTTGGTTATTAAATTGTGTGAATTGTGGTTGAGCAGAAGCAGTCGATTGACCTGTACCTTTTGCAAATACTGAACCGTATACGAATATTTTAAGATTCGCAGCAGCACCTAATATAGCTAAAGAAGGAGCAGTGAAAGTTACAACTGAAATTTGAGTTGCAGGTGCACCAGCAGCAGCTACTACAGGAGCAATTGCTATAACAGCTTTTACAGTAACTCCAGTAACAGTGTTCATTATAACGATAGTATCGTTAAGGTTTAGTACACCAACTGATTGAATAGGTGATGTTTGACCACCACCAGTTACAGGTGATACAGATGCAGTTGTTGGAATTGATATAATACCAACTGTTCCACCAGCACCATTAGCAGTTACACTACATCCAGTATAAGAAATGTGTAATCTATTTTGTTCTGACCAGATAACTTGATCAGATGTCATTGGCATTTCAGCGCCAACCATACGTAAGAAACCAGATAAAGTTCTGTTTCCATATCTTTCTACCTCAGCTTCATAAACTTCTGGTAAGAATTGTTGTGCAAAGTCGTTTGCACCTCCAGCACCTTGAGCAAAATTTAAGTAATTGCTGTTAAGGATTTGTTGTTGTTGTGACGGCACTATCGAGCCGAACACAGGATTTATTACACCCATAATTGTTTAATTGTTTAATTGTTAAATTTTCTTGTTTTAATCTTCAGTTTCGAAGAATCAAGACCGCTTATTGACTTAACTTTAAAACCACCCATAGTAACTTCTCCAGGAGCCATAGCTCTTGGACCAGTTGATACATTGTTTGATTTAGCACTTATGTTTCTAATAGCATCGGATTTACCTTGCTCGTAGAAATGCTGTGCAATAGTGTCAGAATTTTCAGCGGCATACATAGCTTTGTGATAACCTTGTACATCTTTAACATTTCCCGCATCATCAAGGAACTTCCCGATTGTGTTGTTAATGTTTGATTGTTTAGTTCCAACATCAGTTGGATTTTTAACCCCATATCTAAACTTCTTTTCTCCTACGTTGAAATCAAAACCTTTGAATTCTTCAGAGAAATACTTGTTAGTATTAGATTTAAAATCTTCATGTTGTTGTGTCGCGATGTTTTGCTCCTCATTATAGCGGTTGAAAAAATCTGTGGCCTTTTTCTGATCTTGGCTAACTCCGGGTCTCAACTTGATTTCCTCGTAGTATTTACCTTTTAATCCTTCTAAATGGCTTTTGGCATTTGCAACCTCTTCTTTATAAGCGAGTTTCTTCTTTCGAATATCCCGCTCTTCGTCTAACTCTTCATCAAATTCAAAATTATCTTCTAACATGAAGTTAATTTCATCTTGATCTAAGTGAGATTTAGTCTTTTTATAATACTCTTTTAATAAAGTATCACTGTCTACATTAGAATAATCAGCATTTAATCTGACATAATCTTCTATTGTACCACCTGTTTCTTTCATAAAGTCTACCAGTTTTTCAATATTTTCTGGTAAATCCATATTGGGAGCTATTGGTTCAGGAGTTTCCTTTTTAATAGGAGCTTCCATTTTTTCACCAATCTCTACAACCTCTTCTTCTTTTACAGGCTCATCAATAATTTCTTCAATTACTGGTTTTTCTTCAGCAGATTCTTGTGGTGCTGTCTCAGCATTGACAATGGTGGAGTCGTTCCCTCCGCTTCCCACTGCTTCGCCATCTCCGGCTTGTTCGCCCACATCCACCTTCGTTGCTTCTGGCTCTTGAATGGCATCTGTTTCTGTTTTAGGTTTTGACAAATCTATTTTTATAGGTTTCTCAATTTTTGACAATTGTTTTGGTTTAAGTGAATTAGTTTTGATTTTTAGCTTACCCACCTTCTCTTCTTTTTCTTCTGACATAATAAAATAATATAAAATTAATAAAATATAGTTTACAACTCTTCAGTCACTTGTACGTCTTCTTGTACTTCTGGCTGAGGTTGAGCCGGCTGTTCTACCGGTGCTTGACCTTCAAAATCTTTTGGAGGTAAATCGTTTGTTCTTTGATCAATCAATTGAGATTGCTGAGTAGCTTGCATTTGAGTTCGTTTATCTTTACGATCTTCTATTTCACTTTCTTTTTTACCAGCAGACTTAACATCCATCTCTTTTAGTTTAATATTGTAATCAAACTCTTGGGCCATCAATTGTAGTTTTAATTGATTTTCCGTTTGCATCCTTTGTATTTCAAATTGAGATTTTGCCTGCTCAAGTTGAGTTTCTGTTTGAGCTACAGCCTCTGCTTTTTGTACATCATTCATGGAAGCAGCTTCAGAAGCTTGCATATTAGACTGAGTCTGTGACTCCATGTTTTGTTTCTGCTGTTGCTGTTCTTTTGTTTGTTTTTGTATTCTTCTGTACTTTAATACTTGATTAGCTAATGTAAGATTTTTAATTTCTCTTATATCAATAGCATCTTCTAAAAATATTTGTTGTTGCTGTAAAGCCATTTGAATATTTTGCTCTAGCATAGCTTTCTCTTCTTCTTCAGGTTCTAATTCTAAGAACACACCGAAGTCATATAAATGTAATGTATCTATTTCGTGTAATGTTGCTGTGTTAAATTTACCTAAGCTTTTAACTAAAGCTGCATTTGTAAGATCGAATTGTAACATATCTGCAACTCTTAATGAAACGTTCTCACATGTTCTAAGAGTTAAATATAAACTAGCATCTAGTATATGTCTAGTTGCAGTATTGGATGCGTTAGCAGCTAACTTCTGTAAACCTACTAATGTACTTTTATCTGGTGTGCTACCATCTCTAGCTTCATTAAGCCCGGTTACATCTCTTATCATTTGTAAATAATACTGATAAGTATTAATTAATGATTGTATTTTTCCGTTAGCACTTGATGTTTGTAATTCTTGAATAGGTATCTTACCTCTGTTAGGATCACCATCTTGCGTTAAGCTTCTACCAACTATACTACCAGTTTGGAAATACATATTTAAAGCTTCTTGTGGATTATAATTAGTTCCATTACCTAAATCAACTTCAGCTAAACCGTCAACATCTACAAACACACCATCCGGTACCATCTTTTGTATTACTTGTTGTAATTTTAACGATGTTATTTGAATCATATCCGCAAAACTAGTTGTACGATTTACTAATGAATCAATACGTCCTTGATATAGATGAGGAGCAACAATACAGTAATTCATGTTTACTTTAGTAAGATCACTTGTAGGTCTTGTCATGTTTTCAGATAACTTCCATTCAAGCATTTCATCAACACCCATAACCTTAG